TGACGAGACGCGCCTCGGCACCGGCACGCGTATTTTGCAACGCCCCTCACGCGAGGAGTGCCGGCCGACGAACGGCGCGTACCTGCTCGGGATTGCGATTGCACCGTGCTGGGTCTGTCGCAAGTGCGTGTGCAATGCGCACAACGCCCTGTGCCACCGGCATGGTGTTGCCCAGCCCGCCGTGCTCGCGTCATTCGCGGGGACGTGGCCATTGTGGCGTCGTGCACTCGCTGCGTGTCGGCCGATTTACGCCGAGTGCCCCTACATCGACCCGCCCGTCTGGCTATCGAAGTGGAGCCTTGCCAAGCAGCGTGAAATCGTCACCGCGATCAATGCGAATGAGCGCTTGTGCCCTGAAAAGTGCCAAGCTGACGTGAAACGCGAGTGTCTGATCGCCGAGCCCACCAAGGCGCGCCTGATCCAGTACTACTTCAACCTGGTGACCCAAGCTGCATATGCGCCGAGGTTCTACGCTTTGCAGAAGGCAGTGACCTCCGTGCTCTATCGGTTCCCGATGGGGCGGAGTGATGTAACCTTCGCGAGCGGTCTGAACTCTCGTCAGGTCGCCGGGTGGATGGAGTCCGTCCTTGCAGACGGGGCCGCTTGGTTTTGGGAGCGTGACGGCAAGTGCTGGGACGCGACTATGTCTGAGACCCATGCCGCCTTGCGTACCGCGATGTACGCCGTTGTTGACGCAGCGCTCGCCGCCTTCGCGCGGCGCTGTGTTCGTGTGAAAGTTGTCTACAAGGACGCCAGCCGGCGACGTGCCCGGTACCTGCGATATTCCCTGCTCTCAACCGTCAAGTCTGGCCACAACGATACGACACTTGGGAACTCGCTGGTCAACGCTGCAATAGCGTTGGCGGTGCTCGAAGAGCTCGGCGTCCGTGGATCGATTCTTGTTGCCGGAGATGACTTGCTCATCGCTCTGTATGACTGGGCACCACCAGCGCGCCTGCTAGCGATGGAGGAGGCTTTCGGGATAAAACCGGAGGCACGTATGTTCGCCGACCCGGAGGATGTTTCCTTCACGTCTGGCATCTTCGTGCGCAACGGTCAGAAATTTGAGTTCGTCCCGAAGCCCGGCCGCCTGCTGGCGAAGCTGTGGTGGACTGTCACGCCGTTCTCCCCGGCGCACCAAGCAGCGTACCGACGTGGTGTCGCGCTTGGCCTTATGCCGTCGTGTGGTGACATCCCTATTGTGCGGAGTTTCTTGCGCCCCTTTGCAAATGAGGGGCCCGTGTTGATGTCGAATCGGGGTTACAAGTATCGCACTGTCGGCGTGACCGGCGACTTCGAGCCCTGGTTCTGTCGACGGTATTCGACTACTCCCGCTGAAATATTTGCGGTTGAGAGTGCCCTGACACGCTTTGCTGGACAGAGCGTATTTATTGTGCACCCTTTGCTGGAGAGGATAATTCAGGTCGATGCGGCTGACATCGATCGCCGAGAGGTGCTTGTCAATGTCGTCGCGCGGGACTAGAGGATAGTGCCGGACCATCCATGCGTGCGAAGATCGAGGAGAAACTTACTGCGATTGGCGTCACTGGCCCAGGTCGTGACTGGGTCATCAAAGCGCTTGACCCCGCCACCACCGGGCCAGCGCCTGGAATCCCAGATACCAGCGCCACCCAAGTGCTTCGCCCGGAGTACACCGCGAGGTGTGCCATTCAGGGCCCAAGTACCGCTGCGTCTTGGGATTGTTATTTATTTTTCCCCCCCGGGGACGTTAACGCCGTCGTATGGGCGGCCGCCCCGTCGAGTACGGGTGGCGCGAATTTTGCTGCTGGCATTAGTTCCGCGCCTCTCAATGCTCAGTGCGGGGTCTGCCAGCTCCAGCCAGCATATGAGCCTGCTGGATATACGACGGTTCAGTCTCTCCCGGTCGGCGGCGAGACCACGAGCACGGCCGTGAATGCTGCCATGCGCGTCCCCGCCAACCAGGCGGCGACGATGCGCACCCAATATCGCAGTATAACTATCGAGCTCTCCGCCCCGGATGTGGCGAACCAGGGCGAGGTCTACGCTGGCCAGTTCCCCACCGTCGCTCGCTCATCGCGGTGGCAGAACTTCAATGGCGTGTCCACGTCCTCGGGGTACATCTCTGCTGGAAATGTTGACTACGTTCCGCTGCCGCTGCACGAGTCCGACCTGACCCTAGCGTGCCGCAACGCGTACGTTGGAAAGGCCAAGGACGGCATCTACATGCCGATGCGGTTGATGGGGCCGACCCAGCCTTTTGCTGAGGTCGAAACCACCTGCATCGGCACGTGGAACGCACCGCCGTTCGTTAACCCCCACAACGTCGCCATGCCGCTGGGGCAGACAGTGCAGTGGCCGCGGTTGCAATATGCGTGTTCAAATGATACGGCGGGCGAGTCTGCGCCTAGTGCCATTGGATGGACCATCACGGATTCTTGGATTAATACCGCCTACGGCTCGGTTGTGCCGGGGCAATCACCGCAGAATACGCTCATCGGCGATACCGGGTATGACAATTGTATGACCGGTGTCGTCATCTTTCGCGGGCTCGCCGGGCCAGGGGGCGGCGGGTTTGGGTCTTCGGTCGGCGCTACCCTCACCGTTAAAGCGCTCGTCGGGCTGGAGGTTGTGCCTCGCCCGACGAGCGTGGAGCGCGTGTTCCAGAAGCCACCAGCCCAATTCAACCCCCGCGCCCTTGAGGCGTACTACGCGATCGCCAACGAACTTGCGCCGGCCTATCCCGCGAGTGCTAACGCGCTCGGCGGGTTGTTGCCGGTGCTTGGCTCAGTGGCGAACTCCTTATGGCCGACTGTCCGTTCCGGACTTATCGGCCTTCGCACGGGTCTCGCCGACTCGCTCGCGCCCTACGCGTCTGCTCCTCGCGAGAAGATCGTCGTACGCGAGCGGGTCAGTGAGCCTCGCGCCCCCGCAGCTCGCGCTCCCTCAGTTCGGTCACGGGTTTCTGTATCCGTGAAGTCGAAGCGCAAGCCGCGTCGCGCGCGTGTCACTATGCGCGCCAACTGAGGTTCGGTGCTCGTCAAGCACCCTGACCACCCCATTAATTTGGTCAGTAATGTG